CCCGTCGCTTGTGGCGACAAGAACTCAATAAGATTAGTGGCGAACACGACAGTAAGCGGGACGCCCTCGAATACGACCTGTTGCTTGATAAGGTTAAGAGCGACGAGGTTCACGCCCTGACGGACGCCGCCGACGAGGACCTTGACGAGTTGCTTGCCGAAATCAAGATGGAGACCTCGCGGCCCGCCGCCTACGAGTACGACCCCGAGCATAACGTGTACTTCGAGGATTGTGTGGAGGGGATGCGCGAGCGGTTGGATGATGGGGAAGTTGACCTATTCCTCACCGACCCACCGTATTCGATTGATGGAGAGGCAATCGGTGCGCAGTCTTCGGACGGAACTGTAGGGGAGGGGGAATTAGCGGAAACAACCGAATACCACGAGTTTGAGGCTAATACCGGAGAGTTTGACTTCGGTGAGGTGTGGTCAATTATGAAGCAGAAGGGCGACACCCATATGATATTTGGTGGTAATTACTTTTCGGATATTCTCCCCCCGACGAATCAATGGGCGATATGGGACAAACGCGCCGGGAGTTCGAATATTTACTCTGACGCGGAGATGGTGTGGACCACCACCGGCAACCCAGTTACTATTTACGAACATATGTGGCAGGGCATGCTTCGAGAGGGTGGCGAAGACAGGGACCACCCAACACAAAAGCCGGTTGACCTCTTATCGCGGATGATTCGCGACAACACCGAACCGGGAGACCTCGTATGCGACCCGTTTATGGGTTCAGGTAGCACAGCAGTTGCCGCTATTGAAACCGACCGCGAGTATGTTGGTTTTGAGATTGACGAAGAGTGGCGGGAGGTAATCGAGCGCCGGATTGGTGAGGCAAAGCGTCAAACAAGTGCAAGTGTAAATCAGGAGTAGATACTAATGAGTTCTAATCCGGACTATGCGACGCTGCCAGTCCCAGACGACAAACCACCGCACGAATACACTTGGGCAGAACGGAGAAGCGAACTCTATAATTTAATCGAAGAGGCTGGTCACCCGCGAAATTTGGAACGGTCACAGGAACAACTCGGGCAGCGATATGGGGTGACACAACGGCAGATATCAAGCGATATTGAAAAGATACGAGAGTACGAAACTAGAAACGTCGGCAAAGACGTTCGGGCTAACACGAGTTTTGTCTGTGAAAAGGCGGTCCGGGAGTTAATGAGCCAAGGCGAATACAAGGACGCAGCCAATCTACAGATTGCGTTCTTTGAATGGCTCCAAGAGTCTGGGGAAGAGGACAAGACACCGGACAAGATAGAACACTCGGGGATCACCGTCAATGTCCCAGACCGAGACTGAAATCACCCCCTTCAAGGAGCAAGAGCCGTTTCTCTGGAGCGACCACAAGTACTACGGCTATATCTCCGGCGTTGGAGCTGGGAAAACTAGTGGTGGGATTATCAGAACCGTCTTGAACATGGAACACTGGAATCCTGGGGAATTGGGGGCTATCGTGGCACCTACCACGACCATGATTAAAGACGTGATTATCCCCGAGATGCGCGAATTTGGGTTACTGAATCACTGGGAGTATCGGTCTCAACACAGCGATGAGCCGGGGATTCACGCCCCGAATGGGTCTCGCGCATTGATTTTGTCTGCAGACAACAGACGGACCGTCGAACGATTGCGGGGACTTAACTTAGCATGGTGGTGGATCGACGAGCGCACGGAAGTCCCACAGCGTGCCCAAGAGATTCTACAACAACGGCTGCGTGTTGGGAACTACCGGAACGGGTATATCACGACCACCCCGAAAGGTTACGACAGTGTCTATGACTTCTTCGTTGGCGGTATCGAGGGGACGATGTTCCGGCACGGCCAAGCTGACGTCTTAGAGTCTACTGATAGACTTTCGATCCTAAGAGTCCCGAGCCACGCCAATCCGTTCACTCCCGATGACTACAAAGAACAGTTAGACGCCGATTTCAGTGGCGAGAGTTATGAACAAGAAGTGTTGGGTGATTTCACGACATTCGAGGGCTTGGTCCACAAATGGTTTGACCGAGATGAGCATATCAAATCCTTCGGGTGGATGCAAGACAAAATCACCCGAGAGGAGAGAGGGAAAATAATCCCGGACTTTGATAGAATCATCTACGGACAGGACTGGGGGTTTTCCTCAGACCCAGCCGGGGCTTTGGCTATCGTCGTCAACGGAGAGGACTACTATATCATAGACGAGTTCAAAGAACGAGGATTGACCAATCAAGAACTCGCAAAGCAAATTCAGGGGTGGTACGACAACCATGATAGCGGGCCTGTCTATTGCGACCCCGCAGAACCAGGAAGCATCGAAGTCTTCCATCGGAACGGGATAGATGCACTCAAAGCCGATAACAGTGTGTCTGAGGGGTTGCAGGCGGTTAAGACGGTCTCTGACAACATCCACGTGGCTGAGCATTGCACCAGCTTAATCAACGAGTTTGGGCAGTACCGATACAAAGACGATCCCAAGGACGATTCGGATGTGGTCAAAGCGCACGACCACCTGATGGACGCATTGAGGTATAGCATTATCATGGACCGTAGACAAGGCCAAGCAAACGTTGGCGTGATGGGGGGCGAGACATGGTAATGTGGATTCAATGCATGGTTTAATGTGGATTCAATGTGATGCATTAGAACGCAATGTCAGATTGGACAAGCCTGAGCGTCAAGCGGTCGACGCGAGAGCGGTTTAATGAATTGAAGGCAGAGACAGCGGATGAACACAACCCCGATATGTCGGCCAACGAGTTCCTTCACGGCCTCATGGATACGTTAGAGGCTGTTCGAGATGGGGAATATGAGAACAATGGAGAGGATACCAACGACGTCGCAGAGAAATTAGACCACATCGAGGAGCGTATGAAGGACTTTAGCGTCACGGAGAACCAACAGCGGGTTATTAACAAGATAGAAGACCACGAGACAGAGATGAAGAAATTCTTTGAGAGGGAGTTAGGCCGATGAAATACTGGGATGACGTCAAAGAGAAAACCTCCGGGCTTTGGTTCAACGGGCCATTATTCGAGGATTCGGAGGTTTGTTGTGGACAACCCATGATTGAGAAGGTGGAGTATTTGACAAACCAAGCGGGGTATTGCACAATCTTAGAGTGCGACAAGTGTGGGGAGAAACGACACGGTGGGGCGCTACTGGATGGCCCGAGAGAAATCAACCCATAGTTTTTAGTGAGATGCTAGCATAGCAACAATCGGCGCACGAGCGCCCGTTCCAACTCCCCAGTGGCTCCTCCCCAGACCGACCATGTCGGGGGGTGTTGTTCACCCCTTTCTCACACACCTTTTAGGCGATAGACACTCATACGGCATATATGAGCCTTTACGAGGATTTTAAAAACTACCTCTCTCGGTCGTTTGCCGAGGGACAGCCTGACACATGGATTGATGGCGGCGGGAGTCTGGGCAAGACATTTTTCGACCCGGAAAACAGAAACCCCGAAGCCCTGCGCACCTATGAGGACATCTACAAATCGGGCGGTCCAATCAGCCAGATGATTGACGCCAGGGCCTACATGATTTTTGGCGTGGGTGGGAAGTGGACGGCAGAACGCCCGGAGGTAGAGGAGTGGCTTGAATCCAATTTCGGACACGTAGATGAACTCTTCCCGAGGATTGCACGGGACGTCTATGTCTATGGCGAATCAGACACCGAGACAGTCGAAACCCGTGCGGGTGGGTTTAGCCACGAGGAGCTAATCAACCCGAAAACCCTGGAGCCACAGTTTGATGACACGGGGAAGATTATCGCGTGGACGCAAACCATCCGGTCGAATGGAACGGAGAAACAGCAGACGTTTTCGGCACAGTCCATTTCGCATTTCACCCTCTCAAAAGTCGGGCGACAGGTCGGGGGCGTGTCTCTCATTGGCCGGGCATTGGACGAAGTCGAACGCTATGCACAAAACCAAGAGAACAGAGCGCGGTTCTTGAACCGATACGGGAATCCTAAGCGACAGTTCAAAGTCGGGCGAGAGGGCGGCCCCTCTGTCGACGACAACCAGCTCCGAAAACTCCGGTCACGGGTTCGGAATATCGAACAGGACCAAGACTTCTTCACCGGGAGCGATGTCGATGTCGAACAGATTGACGACTTCGGGAGTGCGTCTATTATGGACGCGACGGAAATCGACCTGAAACAACTCGCTGTCGCATTGGGCATCCCACTAGAGTTAGCAGATATTGGTGGTGACGGCATGGGGACGGGTCGTCCCGCAGACCTACGTCTCGCGGCGTTTATCCGGCAGGGGAAGTCTGAACAGCAGATGTTCATCCGGCAGTTTATCAACCAGACTGTCGAACCCGCGATTGATCGCTTCAGTCCGTTCAACTCTCAAGAGATCCAAATCGGGTTTGAGTTTGACGAGATTATCACCGACAAATCCGACACGGCGAGTTGGATGTCCACAGCCAAGGATGTTCTCACGGTCGACGAAATCAGACAGGAGTTCGGGTATGCCCCACACGACGGCGATGAGAGCGAGTTAGGCCCACCGGAGGATTCCCAAGCGGACCAGGGGATTTTCGGGATGTCCCGCGCCATGAGTCCGCTTGAAGGTGGGGATGAAGTCTACAACTCTGAGGCAGAAGCGTCCGAACGCGCTGAGGAAATCGGATGCTCTGGAACCCACACAATGGAACAGGGCGGAGAGACGCTGTATATGCCATGCGGTACGCACGAGGAGTTCGTCGAGAACCAACCCGAACAGGTGCAACTCTCTGAGGCAAATCAGGAAGCGAGTAAAGCGTTGGAAGTACTCATGGACTCCTATGAGCGAGTCGCGTGGGACGAAGCCGACGATAGGGGACTCTTTGCGTTTGATGATAAGGACGTCCCCGAATTTGCGAAGAATTGGCTTCGGCAGGCCGTCCAAACGGGTGCCGTGTTTAGTCAATTCGACACCATCGAACAGGGGACAAAGTTAGACCTTCAACAGTCACTGCTTGATTCGTTAGAGACAGAACA